TTTTCCCGACGGGGGGCGCGGTCAAGGTTTTCTGCGATGAGGAAGAGGGCCGAGTCGCCTACGAGCGCGTGTTTACGTGGGAGCTGTTCGTCGATCCGACCGAAGCTCGACACGGCCAGCCGCGAAACCTGTTTCATATTTACCCCTATGATCGCGATGAACTGATCGAGCGCTTCCCGGAGAAAGCCGAGGCGCTCCGTACCGCGGCCGACTACACCGAAGAAGACGGATCCGAGCGTGTCGAAAGCTCGCGAGTCTCGAATCAGATCGCGGTTTATGAGGCGTGGCGGTTGCCGTTCTCGGCTGAGAAAGCCGGGAAACACGTCATCGCGATCGATGGGGCCACGCTCGTTAATGACGAGTGGACCCGTAAGGAGTTTCCTTTCCTTTGGCTCCGCTGGTCGCAGCATTTGTGTGGCTTCGATTCGACTTCGCTAGTCGAGGAAATCGCAAGCATCGTCGATGTCGTGAACTCGCTCGCGCAGCGCATGGAGGACAGTACGCGCCGAACCTCGATGGGCGTCCTTCAATACGAGGAGGGCTCACTACGCGATGAGGATATTCGGTCGAACGAAGACGGGATCAATCTGCGATTCAAGCCCGGATCGCAACCGCCCACGTTCCAAAACGCGCTGCCGTTCGGCCCGGCTCACGTTCAATTTCTGCAAATGAACATCGACACCATGCACGACATTGCAGGTGTCTCCGAAATGCTCGCGAGCGGTGACAAGCCGGCCGGGCTCACTGCCGGAGTCGCGATCCGTGCGGTCGAGGATGTTCAGTCGAAACGCTTCAGCGTGATTTATCGGGCCTATGAGGATGCGTTCATCGGGCTTGCTCGACACACGATCGCATGCTCGCGCGAGGCCGCCGAGGCTGACAAAGATTTCAGCTCGAAATGGGCCGGCGAAAAGTTCATCAAGTCGATCAAGCTCCGAGACGTCGATCTCGAAGACGATCAGTACATGATCCAGCTTTACTCGGCCCCCGGGATCAAGAATACGCCGGCCGATCGCTTGGCCTTGATCAATGAGCTCAATGCCGCGGGCAAGATCTCCGATGAGTCACTGATCGAGGTAATCAAATACCTCGATGTGTCTAGCGAGCTCGACAGCGTAAGCCGGCAGCGCGAACTGATTGAGAGTTACATCGATGAGTGGCTTGACGCTACGCCCGAGTCGCAAGAGTCGGGTGAGTTTCGCTACCGCGCGCCTATCCCGTGGATGCCCTCGCTGCCCGATGCGTTGACGCAAGTAGCGCAAGCCTACTTGGAGGCCGAAATGGATAAGGCCCCCGATTTCAACAAACAATTTTTCCTCCGTTTCATGGAGGAGCTCGACTTGCAGATCCAAAAGCGCGAGGCGCGCGCAGCTGCAAACGCGGCCGGCAAACCAATGCCGCCCGACAATGCGCCCCCCGATCTCGGGCCTCCGCCGAACGGCCCGCCCATGCCAGGCGGCCCGCCCATGCCCGGCCCTGCCCCCGGCCCCATGCCCCTCCCACTAGCGAGCTAAGATGGCCCAAGAATCGACAGCAACCGCGACCACTACGGCAGCCCCCTCGGCAGCGCAAAGCACTCCAGCGGGCGATCTGGACGCTGCAATCGCTAAAGCCGTTGCCATCGGCAATGATGGCGACGATGAGGCCGAGGGCGAGGCCAAGCCGGAGGGCGATAAGGCCGCAAAAAAGCCGGCCCGCCGAGTCGAGGCGCTAGCGGCGAAAGCCGTAGCGGCCACGCAAGAGGCCGATCCGGGCGAGCTCGCGCGCGAGAAAGCTCGGGCTCACTTGCAGCGCGCCGATGTCGCGAAAGCGATCGATGCAGCGTTCGGCGATCTGTCATCGCTAGCGCCGGGCATGGCGGACGCCATCCGTGAAACCCTCGCGCACAAACTCGGAGTCGGCTCGAAAAATTGGGAACTAGTGCGCAAGCATGAGGCCCGAGCAAAGCGCGAGCTCGCCGAAAAAGAGCAACACATTGGCCGTCTAGTCGATGCAGTCAAACGCGACTACGCGCCCTTTGCTCAGGCGAAAGCCCTATACGACAAAGGCGACTATGACGCGGCGTTCAAGGCAGCGTTCGGCGAGGATCCGACCGACTTCCAGCGCAAGATCATCTCGCAACGCGTAGGCCGCGATCCCGAAGTCGAAAGGCTAAAGGCCGAGCTGCAAAAGGATCGCGAGGAGCGGCAGCGCGAGCGCGAGCAATACGAGCAAGCTCAGCGCGAGCGGAGCGAGCAAGCGCAGATCGATGAGTACAAAGGCCGGTTGCAAAACGAGCTCAGCATTAGCGAGGATCCGGCGATCGCTCGCTACGCCTCGCGGCCTCAATTCGTGGCCGAGGTCTTCGAGATCTTGCGCGCAAACTACAATCCGGCAACCGGGGCAACCGTGCCGATTCATCTCGCGGCCGAGCATGTTCGCGATCGCGTATTCGCCAATTTGAAGCAATGGCAGCTCGACCACCCGGGGCAAGCCCCCTCGGCCGCGCAGCTCGCGCCTAAGAGCCAAGCGCGGCCCATGCGCACGCTCAAGCAAACCGGGGCAGCCGAGGCAACCGGCACGCCGCGCAAGCTGACGTCCGAAGAGATTCGTTTGAAGCATCAGAGACTCATCGAGGCCATGCCGGCGGGGGCCGAGCAATGATCTCAAAACCGGATCTGCGATCCGTGAAAGCCGACCGGGCCGGTGCACTGCCCGCGATGCCCGCATGGGAGACCATGCGAAATGTTCGCGCTTGCTATCTGTATCGGAGGGCCAAGCAATGGCCTCAACACTCACTCAATTCGACGCGTTTCTGAAGGATTACTACACCAAAGACAAGATCGACGATCTCACGAAAAAAGATCGGCCGCTGTTCGGCATGGTCAAGCGCGAGGAAGACCTCGGCGGCGATCAATATATTCACCCGTTCATTTTTCAAAATCCGCAAGGCTTCGGCGCGACCCTAGCGAAAGCTCAGCAAGGATCGCAGCAAGGATCCGGCAACGGCAATATCCAGGGCCGCAAATGGAAGGTTGCCTACGGGGACTACTCGGCGTCCGTCGAAATCGGCGACAAAGTGATCAAGGCCTCGCGCTCGAATGTCGGCGCTTTCTTGCGCGATCAAGAGACTGAAATCAACGGCCTGTACGAGGGTTTCGGCGATACGTTCAGCACCTATCTCTATTCCAACGGAGGCCAATCGCTCGGGCAATTCAGTGCGATCGCGGCCGGCGTTTGCACGCTCACCAATGCGGACGACGTCGTCAATTTCGAGGTTGGCCAAATCCTGGTCGTCTCGATCAATGACGGCAGCGATCCGGCTCACATCATCGTTGCGGGCTCGGCTCAGGGTTTCGTTGTTGCCGTCAATCGTAACGCCGGCACGGTTACGGTCTCGCTCACTTCGGGTGGCGTGCCCGCGACTCCGGCAGCGTGGGCCCCGAATCAGTTTCTATTTCGCGATGGTGACTTTGGAGGCGTGGGCTCGACACGCATCTTGCTCGGCCTCGGCGCATGGATCCCGTCCTCGGATCCGACTGCTACCGTTTTTGAAAATATCAATCGAACGACCGATGTCGCGCGTATGTCGGGGATCCGGCTCACGACTGCCGAAATCACCGGCCTCAGTTTGGAGCAACGTCTCAAGCGTTTGGTGACTCGCATGCGCGGCCGCAATTTCGGGCCGGGCCCCACTGCCGTCTATTTGAACCCGGAGAAATGGCAGAACGTTGCCGACAGTCTCGAGTCCCGAGGCTATCGGGAGATCGGCAATGATGCCGAGTTCGGCTATGAAAATCTGTCGTTCAAGGCCGGCGGCAAAACGGTCAAATTGTACGCCGATCCGTTCTGCCCGGTCGGCACGGCTTTCGCCCTGAAAATGGATACGATCAAGCTCGGAGGTCTATCGAAGATCCCCGAGGTGGTGAACGGGGACGGCCTCGAAATGCTGCGCAAGATTTCGAGCAATGATTACGAGTATCGCCTCGTAGCGTATCCCGCTTTCGTGGTCGCAGCCCCCGGGTTCTG